TTATTCTGTTTTTGTTCTGTTCCGGCGCAGCTGTGCTGTCTTTGAGAGCTGTTTTTGCCTGGCTTGCTGGCGGTACTTCTTCACCATTTCCAGCGATTTGTGGCCGGTCACGGACTGGATTTCCGTGTCTGAGCAGCCTGCCTCTGCCAGCTCTTTCGCGGCGGTGTAGCGCCAGCCGTGGATAACAAAGCCCTCGGCCTCGATCTTCTTGCGGACTTCGGCCACAAGGCTTTGCGCGCGCCGTTTGCTGATGTGCTGCGTCAGGTTCTTCGCCAAGATGTGTTTTCCGTTGCGTGGCAAACGCTCCAGGAAGGTCTGTAAGCGCTCTGGGCAGAAGATCGAAAGCCGGGCGCCGGTTTTCTCCTGCACAACGTCCATATAGCCGCCTTGGAAGTGTACCCACTCCATGGCAACCACATCACCAATGCGCTGCCCCGTGCCGATGCACAGCTCATAAATCGCGCGCGCAATTGTCAGCCCATGCTGTTCACAGTAGCGCTCATATGCCGACAGCTTTGGCTCCGGCCAGGCTTCATAGCTTCCGCCCTTCAGCTTTTCGACGCCTTGGGCGGGGTTGGCGGTGATCCATTCCAGATCAATGGCGTGGCGGGCCAGAATCGAAAGCTGTTCGACCATGGCATTCGCCTTGCGCCATTGGTCTGCATACTTGTCTCGCGCTGCGATAACGTGTTTGCGGCGCAGTTTAGTGAAGTCCTTCGGGCCATTCTTTTCGCGGAGCAATTCCAGCGTGCGGCGATATTCTGCCTTTGTGCCTGGCTTCAACCCCTTGAAGCGTGGCGTTTGGTAGTAGCTGGTGATCAGTGCTTCAAAGGTGGTTTTAACCGTCGCCTTGTGCTGGCCGGACCTGATGGCCCAGTATTCACGGTCAAATTCCTCGCTGTCCGGGTCGTCAGGCAGACGGATCAGGGTTTTGCCCTTGCGAAAATACCAGTAGTCCTTTCCGCCGCGTGGGATCCGGGCCAGGTAAGGTTTTGAGTTCTTCTTTACCATTCGAAATCTTCACTCAGCATGGCGCCTGAGCTGATTGCCTCAAGCTGTTTCACGGACCAGCGCTCTAATTTGCCGCCGATCTTAACCGGCTTGGGCAGGCTCCCGGCTGCCACCAAGGCGCGGAATTCCTTGAGCGGCATATCCAGCATCTTAGCCGCCGTGCTTTCTCGCGCTAGGATTTGGTTTGCTGCAGCCACGGAATCAGCCTCCTGCTTCAGTTCTTGCCTTGGGCGCGCTGCATCCGGCGGGTGCATTTGCGCATGATCTGGCGGCGTTCTTCTTTCAGGTCGTGCAAGGCGCGCTCTTTCACCCGGATGCGGACGTGCAGCTTTGCGAGGCGGCGCAAGTCCATTTCATCCGCAAAGTGCAGCCACAGCGCCCTGATGCCGAAAAGTTCAACCTTTGCCAGTGGTTTGCGGCCCTTTTTTGATCCGTTCTGTGTATCTGTTCCAGCTACACGGGCAGCAGTATCTGTTGCGGTTTGCATGAGCGCTCCAATCACCGGAAAGGGGTTGCGAGTTTGCCGGTCCATGCGTCGAATTCTGTGCGCAGGGCCTGGAAGCGGTCGGCGGCGGCTTGGTCGTGCAGCAGCTCGCAGCGGCTGCTGACCTTACAGATCTGGCGGACGTATTCCGCCGCGCCGCCCTGGGTAAGCTGCTTGTCCGGGTAGCCGCAGCGTTGGGCTGCGAAGGTCTGAAACCGCGGGTCATTGCAGAGGATGCCTGCCTGTGTCGATGGCGGCAGATCCTCAAAGCGCTTTTTCTGTTCCGTGGGCATTGGCTTGACTTTCTGCAGGGCGGGCGCGGCGCGGCGGCGTGAGTGGTGGACTTTGCCGCGCCCGGCGGATCTGGCGGGGTTCGTTTTCTGGAAAGAGCCGGGGGCGGCTTGAAGTGCGCCCCCGGCCAGTGTGCTAAGGCGCAGGTTTCAAGTGGCCTCGGCAACTCGTGTCCTGTCAGGCGGCAGCATTGCCGCGCCGTTGTAAGGACAATCCGGTCGGCCATCGGTGGCGCGGCGGGTGAAGTCGTTTCTTAGGCGCCTCTGGGCGGCTCGCATCCATGCGTTCAACGTTTCGGACAGGTCATTTCCTGAGGCGCAAACGCCCAGCAGCGATGCGTGCCAGCGCGTGGTTTCGTAATCGAAGCGATCGCTGGCTTCAGTGCTGGCCGGAGTGATCTTGCCGCCGAGTTCCTGCAGCAGCATCGCCTGGCCGAACCGGCAGCGGGCGCGCATGTTGCGTTCAACGGAGTAGAGTTCCTGAAAGGTGCAGGGGCCGGAGTTGTGCATGGGGTGTCCTAGGAAAAGGTGCGCGGGCAGCGGATTGTTTGGAGGACTGCGCCGCCCGCGCTGATCCGCGCCGCAAGACGGGCGCGAAACCTCAAGGAAAAGCGGCGCGTCAATCCTCCGTCACGCGCCGCTCTTGGCTATTTGGTGGTGGGTGGTGCCCTTGGGTGCGATCTGCCGGATCTTCCGGTTTCGGTCGGTGTTCCGGTGGCGGAGGCGGCCTGTGCGTCAAGCAGCATTGCGGTGCTGCACCGGGATGTTCTTCTCCGCAATGAGTGCGCGTACCTTGGCACCGACGCGCGCAAGGGTTTGGTCGGTCGGTTCCGGCGCAGGTTCGGGGCGGTCGATCAGGTGGGCTGCGCGCAGTCGTGCCGGGTCAAAGCCCTGGCCGCGGGCGGCCTTCATGGCGGCCCAGGCCTGGGTGAACAAGCTGGTATCGTCCAGGTAGTGTTCCGGTGAGCCGACGATCTGTCGGGCGGTGTTGTTCATGTCTTGCATTCAATCCTCCATCGGTTGATAGGGATACCGATAAACTAAGCAAATTGCGTAGGTCAAGTGTAAAACTAAGCAATATGCATAGTTTGTGTTAGCGCGGGATTTACCATTGTGTATGGCTATTGCCTGCGGGGGATTCTGAGGTTGGGGATTCTGCCGTGCTGGCGAGGGCTTCATTTGATGAAGTCCCCCAACTTTCGCGCAATTTATGCGGACTTAGGCAAATGAATATGAACGAAGAAAAGTTATTGCGGTTGTTAAAAGAGGCGCGAGCCAGGTCGGGCCTGCCGTTGGACTTCTGGGCAGACGTCACGGAAGGACTGGATTACAGTTCCCTCGAGATCCTGGTGGGCAAATCTTCGATCTTTCCAAAGTACATGAACTCAAGTGGTAAGCTGTAGCACTTTCGAAGTTTTTTTGCGGCGCTTAGGGAAAGTTCGCGCCGCGCATTTTCAAACGGTCCGTACGTCTGTTCGGTCATGCCTGCGCGTTCTGCGAACTCTTTCTTAGTGAGTCCCAGAATTTCGCGCACGCGTTTCAGCCGGGCTGCGACTGCTTCAATGTTGTCTTCTTGATCTTCAAGCATGGTCAATTTCTACCGTTGAAGCTGAATTGCGGCACTGAGCAATTTGCGTATTTACTTCCTACGCAAAATGCGTAGTTACTTGGCGCATGAGTGCTGAGAGCAGAACTGAAACAGTTGCCAACTTTCTTGATGTCGCCGACCGGGTGCAGTTTCAAAAGGAAACTGGGTTCTCGGTGCAGTTGGTGACACGCGCGAAACGTGTGGGGCTTTTTCCCGCGCACTGGTTTTGGGCTGTTCGAAGCTACTGTGAAAAGCATGGAATTGAGGTCCCTGAACATCTTTTCAAGGGGCACCCGGACGCAAGCGGAAAGGACGCCGCATGAGCCGCCCCCGCCTGACCTTGATTGTGAACAATGATGTGACATGCGGTGAGCGTGGCGCGGCAGCCGGTCAAAAGTCTTGGTCAAATCAGTTTGACCCCTTTGCGTTGAAGGCTGCTGCACCTGACTTGTGGTCGGCCTACTTCCGCGCTCGGTTCCGCAGCCCGCGCGAGGTTGCGCTGTTTTGCGATGTGAGCTTTCAGACAGCGCTGAACTGGTGGGGCGCGGTGACCGCCCCGGCTAGCCATATCGCGCTGTTGATCATGCTGACCGATCCGGGCGTGGCTGAGTTTTTCGGTAATGAACTGGCGAGGGCGGCGTGATGCCGAGCCAAGGTTCGTTCCTCCGAAGCCAGAAAAAAGATCGAGCGGCGAATTCCTCCGCCGCTCGACAGGTCACCCCCTCCCTGGTGAAACATGCCAGTTTACCTGGCGGTCAGAAGCCTGATGGCTTCGTCTACTGCCTCGGGGTGCTCATCGCCCCTAAAAACCTCGCCAATTCTGTTGGCGTTGGTTCCGAGTCTGTGAACGATATCCGTATAGGAAACGCCTTGCAGGCGCATCACATGGGCTGTAACAGCCTCAGCGAACGAGAGTGCGCGTCGCTTGAGTGTGATGACGTTCATTTTGACACCTGTGATAGGGTGTCTTTCGTATGGGGGTCCTTCCCCAAACAAATCAGCCATGGCTTAACCTCGCTAGTGGCTGGTGGGACCGCATTGGGCAGGAGTGGTATTTTGCCCGCGGTCCGGTGGTACCGCGCTTTGCTTAAGGGTGCGGTTTCCTCAGCTGGGGTGGCGACTGCGAATCGCCGCCCCGGCATTCATAATTCTGAGTATGTAACCGCCGCAGGGCAACCCTCTCTATGGGGTGAAAGCCGCAAGTATTTGTGGATGAAATGTGGGAATGTCCCACATATCGTTGCATTCGCAGGGGAATTTTCTGGGTTTCATTGCGGTGTGGGGAACTGCTTTGTTAGCACTCCGCAGTCCGGTGTGCCAAAAATTTCAGAATTTGCATCTTGTTGGCGTCAGCTTGCGGCTCTCTTCGCCGACCTCATTTTATACGGAAATGCTGCAGGTGCGGGGGCGTGGCAGCGCCCCTGGACACGCCTACCGGGGGCAGGTGTACCTGCAAGCAGCCCCCAAATCCCTCCCTGTTGGTCTAGGGCGCGCAGCGGTTACCTCGCTGTGCGCCCCTTTTTCCGCGGGGGCGATTAATGCGTGACTTGGCTGAAATCGCTGCTGATTTTCCTGCGGAACCGGATTGGCTTTGGCTGGGGTGGTTCTGGAAGCCTGTCGGCCAATTGCGCCGCCGGGTTGGGTTGGCCGAGGTCGCTGCGGAAGCGCGCGGCAAGCTGGCCTGTGTCGCTACACCTTTCGCAAGTGTCTGCGGCGGTCCTGGTCTGGCGTCTGATGCGGCCATGATCTGGATGGAACGGGCAGCGGCGGCAGGTTTGCTGCCTTTGGCTCCGGCCTATCTGGCCTTCGAGGCCGGGCGGGACGCGCCGGAGCCGGAAAAGGTGCTGCGTTATTCTGATTTGGTGATCGTTCCGCCGGTTCCGGGTTGGCAGCGGTCTGCGTGTGTGTGGCACACAGTGTGCCTGGCGTTGAGGGATCACAAGCCTGTCTATCTGCTGGATGGGGGCGTCTGATGGCTGACCCTTGGCAGCGGAAGGGAGCGGGGTGTTGACCGATGGGTTGGATCTACGTCCCCGGAACGGATTGTCGCTCTTCGCTGGCGGCGGTGGCCTTGATATGGGGCTCATGCTCGCTGAGCCGGGATTCCACACGCGATGCTTTGTCGAGTGGGAAAAATACCCGCAAAACATCCTCATTGCAGCACAGGAAGCCGGATACTTCGCGCCTGCTCCAATCTGGGACGACATCACCAGCTTTGACGGACGCCCCTTGCGCGGGGCAATCGACACGATCCTTGCCGGATACCCCTGCCAAGGGGAGAGCTACGCCGGAAAGCGGATGCTCGAAAATGACCCGCGATGGATGTGGCCCCAGGTCGAGCGGCTTGCGAAGGAAATCCAGCCCCGTTGGCTCTTTCTCGAAAACGTCAGGGGGCACGTTACAGGCGGCGCTGAAACCGTGCTGCGAAGACTACACGACATGGGCTTCAAGACTTCAACTGGCCTCATTACAGCGGCAGAAACAGGCGCGCCGCATGAGCGCTGCCGGTGGTTCACTGTCGCTTACAGCCGGGAAAACAGCCGGGCGTTGGCCAACGCCAGCAGCGCACGAGGCCCGGCTGGGTATCCAGAACAGGACGCCTGGAGCCAAAGGCAGTCAGATCAGTCTGAGTACAGTCGCGGACCGTTGGCCGCCGCCTTCCAGCCGGGATGGGAAAGACACGCCAGGAATGTCCTATCACCGTGTGAATCCGGATGGGTCAACACGGGTACGTCTAGATCAGCTGCCACGGATGGCGCAGGTCTTTTCCCGCCCGCCCCAAGCGATATGCCAGGCTGGTCTGCCGTCCTGGCAATGGCGCCCGACCTCGCGCCGACTGTTGCGTTCGGTGACCTCGCGCGTCGCGCTGGTGAGCTTGCGCAGGTGGTTGCGAAGGGGGGTATGGCGGCGGCGGAAGCTGAACGTTCTCTTTGTCGAATGGTTGATGGGCTGGCCCAGAGGACACGCGCTCTCAAGCTGCTCGGAAACGGAGTTTTCCCGCTGGCAGCGGCGTATGCGTGGCGCACTCTCAGCGCTGCCCACGGCCTGCGGCCCGTGGATCTGGCAGCCGCCAGCAGAAGTGCCGACGGAGCCGGAACAAGTGAGTTTCTTTGACGGCCTGCTGCAGGGCGGGCTGAGACGATAACAAGAGGAAGGGCAGGGCAATGAGTGCATTCGCAAGGCATCTGCAGCCGGTCGATGCCGAGGATTTGGAAGAGTACCCGATTTCAGCCGGTGATCGGCTGGACTCGCACTACTTCCTGCAATGGAACCTCAAGCGCTGGCGGGCCAGCGAGTTCCGCCGGAAGGCAGATCCTGATGTTGGCTGGTACGGCATGCAGCTCTTTTTCATTGCACAGGATGAAACGCCCATTGGCACGCTGCCCTGCGATGATGAGCAACTGGCCTATGAGCTGCGGTTGCCCTTGGAGAAGTGGCATGCGCTGAATGAGCGCAAGATTACACCGCTGCATAACTGGCGCCGGGTCCGTTGCGACAACGCGGAAATCCGCTGGGCGCATCCGGTTGTGCTGGAGGTGGCCGCCGAGGCGCTGAAGTCGAACCGGAAGAACAAGGCGGATCAGGAAGAGCGTAAATACAACAAGCGCCTTAAGGATCTTCGGGTAATGATCGAGGGTCGGATCGGCGCAGGCCAGCTTTTGCGTGCTCCCGGCTTCCTTGAGCGCTTCAACGACTGGCTGGAAGAGCGTTATCCGCGAAATCAGCGGCGAGAAGACTTTATCCGTTCCGCCTTAGATGAATTCCAGATGGAATGCGCCCCGTGATCGGCCCTGTTGCAATCTGTGCATTCTGTGACGGTAACAGAATATTCCGGGAAAGTTACGGAACATGCCCGAAAAAACACGGAATTTCCCGTGTTCTGTTCCGGTCGTCCCTTTTTTTGCGCGGTTTCTGTGACCGTCGAAAAGAGAAGAAACGAAATTAAACGAAAAGATATTCACGGGTCGCGCCATCGGGAACGGGCTGCCTGTGGATAGGTCGGACAGGCTTAGAAAAAGGAGCGGTGAAGGCAGATGTGCAGTGACCAAACCGAAAGCAAGCGCGCCCGGGTGCGGAGGCTGGTGATACAGCCGCTGCAGGATCTGGGCTTCAGGTTTCCGAAGGGGACGCCGGAAGACAAGCAGCGGGCCGTGCTGGACCGGCTGGCCGACTCCATCGCCTACATGAGCGACAAGGGGCTGATTGCCCTGCAGCAGTCCTTGCAGACCAAGGGGGAAGGCGCGGCGAAATGCTTTTGGCCGTGCCGGGCAACGGTGATGGGCTGGGCCGAGGCGCTGGAGTACCGCCCGCTTGATGAGCTGCCGGAGCTGCTGGGGTGGTTCCGGTCGCGTGCCGGGGCGGAGGCAATGCAGGATGGCCTGCTGCTGGCGGAATACCTGTTCTGGCGGGACAACAAGCGCCCCCCGGCAAAGGGGCCTGAGAAAGACCGGGTGCGGCGCCGGGCTGCCGAGTTCAACAGCGAATATCAGAAGATCATGGAACGGCGGGCGCGCGGGTTCCCGGATATCCACGACCAGGGGGAATTCGTCCGCTGGTATGAACGCACGCTGAAGAAGTGCGAGGCGTGGGTGATGGAAGGCAAGGCGGCCCGCAATGGGGCTGGAACGAAGGAAAGGGTGCAAGCGTGAGCGAGCAGGTAGCAGTAGTGGCCGCAGATGGTGAGGCGGTCATGACGCCCGTACAGGAATACCTGGCGGCGCGCAGGCTTCGCGAAGAGGAAGAGGCGGCGCGGGTCGAGGCAGTGAAGGCCCGCGGGAATGTGCCGGCGGAATGCGGTGACCGGATACCGGATGCTCCGGCGCGCGGTGCCTTCCGGGTGTTTGAGCCGGTGCAGCTCTATCCTTCCGGCAAAAAAGAATATGAGGCGAAACCCGCTGGCTTTGAGGGCCGCAAGGCGATGCAGATGGCCGATGCCTTTGACGTGATGGCCGCAAGTGCAGCGCGGAAGAAAAAGCCTGCACCGTTCTCGCCTGGTCAGGTTGCCATGGGGCGCCATTACCGGGATCTGCTGGAACGGTACGAAAGCGCGGGCGTGCGCTGTTCCTCCGTCGAGGCGATCCGCACGGGCGGCAGCGGGCAGGGTGGCGAGTTCATTGACGCGGTGCTGCGCGACCGGGAAGAGATTGAACGGCTGCGCCGCCGCATTGGTAACGGGGTTGCGATGGAAGTGCGGCGGGTGCGTCCGTCCAAGCGCGGCACGCGCGGCGCCATCAGCAACCGCGTCCTAGTGGATATGGTCTGCCTGCATGACAGGACGATCAGCGACGTGCTTCGCAAGCATCATTGGTCGGTCAACGGCGACAACGTGAAGGCGGTGACGCGGGCGCTGGCCGGTGTGCTGGATGCCATGGCCGGGCCTGTGCGGCGCGGTCAAATGCTCGCTATGTGAGAAAGGGGCTTGACGCTTACATCATCTGCGTGCCAATGAATATGCATCATCACGAAATGCGCCCGCAGGAAACTGCCGGGCGCTTTTGCTTTGGTGCTCTCGAACATTGGAGGTTGTCATGCGGCCAGCCGGAGAAAGCCCGGCAGTGGGGTTCTTGTGGCTCGTCTGAAGGTTTGCGTGGCGTCTGGCTGCGAAGATCTGGCGCTGCCCGGTCTGTCTCATTGTGAACGGCATGAGGCAGACCGGCAGGAGAAGCTGAAGGCGCGGAGGGCAAAGGCGCAGACCTCGCCCGCGGCCCTGGCTGCCCGCAAGCTCTATGCAAATCCAAGATGGGTGAAGGCGTCCAAGGCTTATCTGCGGGATAACCCGCTGTGTGTCGACTGTCAGGAATTGGGGGTTGTTGAGCCTGCAACGGACGTTGACCACATCAAGCCGCACAAGGGCGATCGGAAACTGTTCTGGGACCGGAACAATTGGCAGTCGCTCTGCCATCGGTGCCATAGCCGAAAGACTGCGCGCGAGGTGTTCCACCAATAGGGGGGTATCTCGAAAATAACCGCCCAATAGTACAAACCGGCGGTGATACCTGAGTTTTTGCGCGGGGGAATTTGGAACTTTTTCACCACGGTTTCAGTGGGAAGGCAGGTGTAAGGAGAAGGATATGAAGGGCGCAAAACCAAGCCTTGATAACGTCATTCCGATGAAAGGTGATGCGCCGTTTCATGTGCCGGATGCCCCGGACTTCATGAGTTCTGAGGGGCGCGAAGTCTGGGAACGCCTGGCGCCGGTTGTCGCTCAAAAGGGACGGCTGGAGCCGCATCATGTGGATCTGTTTGCCGCCTACTGCGAGGCGTGCGCTGACTTCATCCGGTTCACTGGCGATATCGCAATGATGGGTTCCTACTTCGAGACCACAGGCCGCCACGGCAAGCAGGAAAAGAGGCGGGTTGTTTGGTCCCAGCGCAACGATGCCCTAGCGACTATGCAGCGGATATCCTCGTTGTTTGGCATGTCGCCGGTCGATGAAAAGCGTTTGGGTGCAGGCGGGCAGGGTGACCTTCTGGCCGACCTTGAACGCATGCTGAGCGGCAATGCATCCGCTTGACCATCCTGTCAGCCGCTACGCTGCCGAGGTTGTAGAGGGTGATATCATAGCCGGAGATCTGGTGCGGCTCGCTTGCGAGCGCCACCTGATGGATCTGGAAACCGGTGAAGAGCGCGGGCTGTTCTTCGATTGCGAGGCTGCCAACCGCGTTTTGAACTTCTCGGGGCTGATTCAGCACACAACCGGAGAGCTGGCAGGGAAGCCGCTTGAGCTGCAGCCCTGGCAGCAGTTCCGGCACGGCTCTGTCTTCGGGTGGAAGCACCGGGAATCAGGCTTGCGCCGCTTCAAGTCAACCTATCACCAGGTGGGCAAGAAAAACGGGAAGACCACGGATACGGCTATCCCGATGCTTTACACCCAGACCTTTGACGGGGAAGGGGCGCCGCAAGGATACTGCGCCGCGACAACGCGGGATCAGGCAAAGCTGCTGTTCAATGAACTGAAGCGCATGGTCCGGGCATCGCCGATGCTGGCCCAGCTTATGAAAGTCTGGTCGCACTCAATCTCGACTGCGCACAGCAACGGCGTGATTTCCTGCCTTAGCCGCGACGGCAATTCCGCGGATGGTATCAACCCGCATTTCGCTGCCCGCGATGAGGTCCACCGCTGGACTGACCGCGAACTGGCAGAGGTGGTTGTGAACTCGATGATCGCACGGGCGCAGCCGATCGATTGGGCAATTACGACGGCAGGCGCAGACCGCAACACGATCTGCGGTGAAACGCGGGACTATTCGGAAAAGGTGCTGCGCGGTGACGTGCAGGATGATGCGTTCTTTGCCTATGTCGCCGAGCCGCCGGAGGATTGCGATCCCGGCGACCCGGCAGCCTGGGCGATGGGCAATCCGAACTTGGGCGTAAGTTTCAAACACGAGGCGTTCAAGCGGATCTATGATGAGGCGACGGTGATACAGGCAAAGATGCCGAACTTCCGGCGTCTGCATCTGAACCTCTGGACTGAAGGCTCTCAGACTTGGATTTCCCGCGACGTGTGGGACAAGGGCGAGGCGTGTGCGCCCTTTGACCCGGAAATGCTCTACGGTCGCAAGGCGTGGATCGGCCTGGACCTGAGCCGAACCACAGACTTGACCTCGATCGTTGTTGCGGTGCCGTTGAATGGGCTGATCTACCTGATCACCTATTCGTTCATTGCAGAGGGGCCAAAGGGTTTCGTGGTCAGGGCGCAGACCGAAAACCGGGCCTATGTGAGCTGGCGGGATCTGGGGTGGCTGGAAGTTCACCGCGGCGGCGTGATCGATGAAGATCAGATAATTGAGCGCATGAAATGGCTGCGCGAGCGGTTCGACATTCAGGAAGTCGCCTATGACCGCTGGGGCATGAAATATGTGGCCGGTGAGCTGGACCGGCTGCGCTTCCCGCTTCTGGAGCACGGCCAGGGCTACGCTTCTATGTCAGCGCCGACCAAGCGTCTTGAAAACTGCGTCATGACCAACCGCATCCGTCACGGCGGCAACCCGGTTCTGGCCTGGGCCGTCGGCAATGTGATGCTGGATCAGGATGCGGCTGAGAATGTGAAGCCGAACAAGAAAAAATCAACGGGCCGGATCGATCCGGCTGTTGCTGCCATCATGGCGCTGGGGCGCGCCGAGGTGGGCGAAGAGAAACGCAAAGCACAGGATATCCTGATCGTATGAAACTGCTGGGGTTCAACATTTCGCGTGCGTCCAGCGAGGCGGCGCCGGTAGCTGAGCGCGTCGAGCCGCCTATGGTGTCGGCGCAAGCGGAAACCTCTGGCACGTCCAAGCCTGAACCCTGGCTGACGGATATCGGGTTCGGCGGCAGCGCTCCGTCAAACAAGCGGCTGCCGCGAGTCACGCCGCAGCGCGGGGAGCAGCACGGTACGGTCTTTGCCTGCTGCAACAACCTCGGCGGGGATCTGTCCAAGGTTCCGCTGAAGCTGTGGCAGCGCATGGGGGATGGGCAGGAGGTTCGCGTGCGGGAGCACCCTGCCAATTACCTGCTGAACGTGGAATCCTCGCCCGGAGTGCCGGCCAAACTGATGCGGTACGGCCTTGTTTATGCCTGGGCGCTGCGCGGCAATTCCTATGCCTACGGGCCGCGCGATGGCGGCGGCGAGCTGGAAATGATCGAGCTTGCATTGCAGGACAGTTGCTCTGTCCTGCGGGCTGGCCGGGAGCGCTTCTATGATTTCACCGACGGGGCGGGTGTGCTGCGCCGGGTGCCAAGCCGGTCCATGGTGCATATGCGCTATATGGCGCTGGACGGCTGGACGGGCCGCAGCCCTCTGCAGGTCGCAAGTGAAACCGTCGGTCTGGCTTTTGCCGGGCAGGAGTCGGCGGCGCGGTCGGTTTCGGGCGGGCATACCAAGGCCGTGATTAAGCTGGCTGACAACTATGAAAGTGCTGAAGACCGTGAGCGGAACGCCCGCAACATCAAGGCGCATGTCACTAAGCCGGGTGCTGATGGAATTCCGGTTCTCGGCCCTGATGACGATATCAAGAGCCTGGACCTGACTGCGGCGGATCAGCAGTTGCTGGAAAGCCGGAAGTTTGACCGCGAGCAGCTTGCAGCGATTTACCGCATGCCGCCCTCCAAGCTGCAGATGCTGGAATTTGGAGTGAAGGCAAACGGCGAACAGCAGGCGATCGACTACCTGACCGACTGCCTGCTGCACTGGTCTGGACTGGCCGAGGCCACGCTTGCGCTGTCGGTGCTGACCCGCGGAGAGCGTGAGCGTGGGTTTTTCCTGCGCCATGATTTCGGGGCGCTGCTGCAGCCGACGGTCAAAGAACGCAATGAGGCTTTGAACAGGGCTACCGGCGGCCCGTTTCAGACGCCGAATGAAAGCCGCCGGATGATCGGTCTGCCGCCTGTTGAGGGAGGCGACGAGCTGAACCCGGCGCCGAACATGACCCGCGACGACAGCAAACAGAAGAAGGGGAAAGAGGAATGAGCCAGCCGAAAATTGGCGCCCTGGTCGGAAGCGGCCCGCTTGCCATCCATGAGTCCGCCTTGCCTTCGTTGCAGATGGATCTGCCGAAAGAGGTGGCGGAACTGTCCGCAGCAATGACGGCCCTCGCAGCAGAGGGGGTTTCGATCGAGCGCGGCCAGCGTTACGCCGTTCACCGGGGAATTGCTTTTGTCCCGGTGCGGGGGGTTCTGACGCCCAATTCCGCCCTCCTGGAGCGTTACCTGGGCTGGACCACCTACCACGGCATTGCGGAAACCATGGCCGAGGTCACTGCCAGCGATGAGGTGCAGGCAACCGTAATGATCTATGACACGCCGGGCGGGTCGGTCATGGGCATTCAAGCTGCTGTCGAAGCCGTCAAGGCTGCTGCAAAGGAAAAGCCTGTGCATGGGATTGTGCACCCCCTGGCCGCGTCGGCGGGGTATTGGGTGGTCAGCCAGTGCACCGATATCAGCCTGACGCCGGGTTCCTGGGTGGGATCTGTCGGCACGATGATGACTGCGGATCAGCCGGTGCAGCCGGGCATGGGCGGGTTTCAGTATTTCATTCTGACCTCGGAGCACGCCGGGGCCAAGCGCCCGGACCTTTCCACGGAAGAAGGGCAGAAGCTGGCGCAGACGCGGCTTGATACCATGGAGGCGGATTTCCTGGCGGCGGTGGCGGAGGGCCGCGGCATTGCCGCCGCTGATGTGCCGGGCCGCATGAGCCGCACAGACAACGACGCCGACGGCGGCGATGTGTTCTGGGGGCCGGATGCGATCGAGCGCGGCCTTGCTGATGCAATCGAAACCGTGCCGGAATTCATGGCGCGCATCGGCGGCCTGTACGCGCCCAAGCCGCGCCAGAAATCCCGCGCCTACCTGGCGCAGGCAGAGGCTGCAAAGGCCGCAGCTTCCCACTGAAATTCGCTGGCAGTTTTGCCTGTGATCACCCTGCGCATTCGCGGCGGGGATAGCTGGCTGCGTGCCTGCAGCCTTCCATGACAAGGAGAAACAACATGGACCTGAACGATCTGCGCCGCGTTATGAAGGCGGCGGCGGAAGACATGGAAACCAAGGCCAAGGCGATCGAGGCTTTGGAGGCCGCCGACGATACGAAGGCCGAAGACTTTGACGCCGCGGTCGCTGCTTTCAACGCTTCCAAAGCCGAATTCGAGAAGGCGCAGGCGAGTGTCCAGCGTGCCGAGGCGGTGGAAGCGGCCAAGGCGGCAACTGCGACCTCGGAAGTCGAAACCGGCGCCGCTGCAGGTGGTTCGTCTCCCGCAGCTCCTGCCCGCCCCAAGCAGCCGGGCCAGGAGGCCATCGAAGTTGGCTTCATGGCTCATGCGCTGATCAACGCCAAGGGTGACCGCGACAAGGCGGTGGAGCGCTTGGAGAAGGACGGCCACACCGCCATTTCTGCTGCGCTGTCCGGTGCCACCGAAAGTGCCGGCGGTGTGACCCTGCCGCGCCCGCAGGGCGAGGCGGTGATCGGCCTGCTGCGCCCGCGCGTGACTGTCCGCAACTCGGGGGCCGTGGTGCATGACCTGCCCGCGGGTGAGCTGCGCAATGCGCGTCTGGCAACGCCGCCGACGGCCAGCTATGGCGCTGAGAATGCTGCGATCACCGAAAGCGAACCGACTTTCGACAAGGTTGAAGAGAAGTTCCGTAAGTTGACCTCGCTGGTGCCGGTTGGCAACTCGCTGCTGCGCCATTCCAGCGCGTCGATCGCGCTGATGGTGCGCGATGCGATCCTCAAGGAAATGGGCCTGAAAAACGACTTGGCCTTCCTGCGCTTCGACGGAACCGGCGATTTGCCGAAAGGCCTGCGGCAGTGGGCGCTGGCGGATCACTGGCAGGATGCGGTTGCAAGCGATGTTGCGGCTGTTGAAGCCGCGATCCGGCGGTGTGTGAGCAAGGTGGAAGATGCAGATGTCGGCCTGGTCAACCCGGGCTGGATTATGCGGGCTTCGACCAAGAATTTCCTCGGCAGCCTTGTGCGCGCCAATGGCTTCAAGGTGTTCCCGTCGATCGACGAAAAGGGCACTCTGCACGGTGCGCCGATCAAGACCACCTCGCAGATCCCGGACAACCTGGGCGGCGGTGGCGACGAAACCGAGATTTATTTCGCGGAATTCAGCGAAATCATGATCGGCGACTCCATGGATATCACCCTGGGTTCGAGCACTGAGGCCTCTTACGTGGATACCGGCGGCAACACCATTTCGGCATTCCAGAACGACCTGACGCTGATGCGGGCGATTGCGGAGCATGACATGGCCCCGGCTCATGATGAGGCAATCGCGGGCCTGAACGGCGTCGGCTGGTCTCTGTAATCCCGGCTTGAAAACCTGCCCTGGCGGTTGCCGCCAGGGTGAAACCTTCTCTCAGAAACGGAAGTTCTGACATGTCAAAGCAAATCGTGAAATTCCTGAAAACCCATGGCCGCTACGTCAAAGGCGACGTTGCCGGTTTTGAACCGGCGACCATCGCGAAGTGGCCCAAGGGCACCTGCAAACCCTTTGACCCGGAAGAGGTTGATTCCGCGCCGAATGCGGACGGCGAGGCGGGCGCTGATGTGTCCGCGAAGCTGGCCGAGCTGGCGCAGCGCGAAGCTGATCTGAAGGCCCGCGAGGAAGCCCTGGCCGAGAAAGAGCAGGCGGCGGAAGAGGCGGGCAAAGCTGGTGGCGAACCGGCAGGCGCGGCTGAGGCCGCCAGCAAGGGTGCCAAGGCTTCCGGCGAGCCGCCGAAGCAGGGCGCGAGCAAGTAAGGGGCGCGTGCGATGCGGGTAATCGAACAGGCGGAAATCGTTGCTGGTGTCGACCTGGAGGACTTCAAGAAGTCCGTTCACATGGCGGCAGGCGATCTGGATGACGACGGCGCCTTGCAGCTTGCGCTGGAGTCCGCAGAGGCCGCGATTTCCACTGCAACAGGTTACCCGCTGACGCCCCGGGAAGTTGAATTTGTGGTTACCCGTGGGAGCTGGTGCCGCTGGTGGTTCCCGGTTCTGCCGGTGATCGAGTTGACCGGGCTTGCCCTGGACAATGGGGCGGGCGGCTGGACTGATCAGCCGCTGGTGGGGGCTTGGGTTCAGCAGGCATACGATGAGCCTCAGTTAGTGCTTGGGGCGTCTTGGGCTGGCAACAGCGCGGCAGGCGATGTGCTGCGGGTGCGGGCCCGTGTCGGCGGACCTGATCAGCCTACATTTAACCGCTTGCGGCAGGCAATCCTGCTGCAGGCAAAGGAATGGTTTGAGGCCGGGATCGCGATCGAGGCGGAAGATACGCCTCGCATGTCGTTCGGCGTGCATCGTCTAATCAAGCAGGCGCGCTACCGCCGCCCGTATGAGGTGGCCTGATATGGGCAGGCTTCTGGACCGCAAGGTGATCTTTTTGGAGCGCGGCCCTGGTAAGAACAACCTGGGTGAAAAGAAGCGCGATGTTTGGCAAGAGCTGTTTCTGGTTCAAGCTGGTTTTGAGCCGGTCAGCGACACTGAGCGCTGGCAGGCGGGGGCGGTCGAGCAAAAAGCGGATGCGCGCTTTACCGTCGGCTACACCGCGCGCACCGCGGCGATTACCGGAGAAAACCGGCTGCGTTTTGAGGGCAGCGATTGGCAGATTTCCGGCGTCAAGGTGATCGGCCGCCGCCGCTGGCTGGAATTCACGGCCTGGAAGGTCAGACCGCCGGAGGCGTGACATGTCCATGAAAATGAAAATCGAGGGGGCGGGAGATATTGAACGCGCCCTGTCGGAACTGGCGCGCGGTACGGCCAAGGGAGTCATGCGCCGGGCCATGAAGAAGGCGCTGCAGCCGGTGAAGCAAGGCGCTGAAAATTCGGCCTTTGAGATTGCGATCACCAGCAAGCTTTCCCCCCGCCAGCAGGGCGAGGCAAGGGGAGATCGGGGGCGGGCCAAAGTCTCGCTCTATGTGGGGCCTGTGGAAGCCGACGGTTCCCACGCGCCGCACGCGCATCTGATTGAGTTTGGCACAGGGCCGCGCCGTCATGCGAGCGGCAAATATGTTGGCGCGGTCATGGCGGATCCGTTCATGCGGCCCGCCTGGGACGCGAACAGGGAGCGCATGCTGCAGATCCTGCGCAAAGAGGTCTGGGCGGAAATTGAAAAGGCTGTGGAGCGCGCAGCACGCAAGGCAGCGAAGGCGGCAGGCTGATGGAATACGATATCTACAGCGCGCTGGAGCCTCTTGGGCATCCGGTTGTCTGGGGCGGTTTTGACGATGCGGAAGGCTTTCCGCGGATTACCCTGCAGATGATCAGCAACAGCACCCGCTATACTCTGAAAGACCGGGCCGGAAATGAGACGGCCCGCATTCAGGTGAATGTCTACGCGGAAACTTATGAAGAGATGATGCTTGCCGCGCGGCAAGTGTCCCAGACCCTGACAGGGTTTCGCGGCGGATCTGTGATCCGCTGCAAAGAGATATCCCGCCGGGACGGACCAGCAGAATCCGGCGGCGATGTGATCCGGCTGCAGCAGCTGGATTTCCGGGTGCGCTACCGCGCCTAACCATCGCCGGGTGACCGGCAATCATCATCATCGTGAAAGGATAGGAAATGGCTCAGAAAGTCGTTCCTGGTGATCTGTGCGACATCGAATGGTCGGCGGATGACGTGGATGGAAACTATGTCGTTATCAAGGGCTGTAAAACGGTCGGCATTCCGGAGGAAAGTCAGGAATACCGCGACCGCACTTCGCTGGACAGCCCGGGCCGCAGCAAGGAATGGGGCGTCGGTCTGACCGATACCAGCGAACTGACGCTGAACTGCTTTTATTCCACCAGCCTCTATGAACAGGCCCTGGCCTACAAGGCCGCAGGTAAGCCGGTGTATTTCCGCGTGAAACTGCCGCCGGAGGACGGTGTGCAGTCCGCCGGTGACATGTTCAAGTATCAGGCGTTCCTGAACCCGTCGATTCCGTCGGTGGATCAGGATGGCGACCTGATGACTGATCTGAAGCTGCGCCCGACTGGCCTCGTGACCTGGACGAAAGGCGCCGCGGTATGATCAGCACTCACACTGTGAAAGTGGGCCGTAAGACCCACAAGCTGAAGGCTTCCACCCTGGCGCAGGCCCGGCTGGAGCAGCTGCAAGGCGGCAAGCCGATCGGTGATCTTCTGGAGCATCTGATTGACGGCAGCGGCGGCGTAAATCTGGTGATCGATGCCTGGGCGGCGTTCCTTGACGACGGCAAGGGGGTCGAACGTGAAGAGGCGGCGAAGATCCTGGACGCCTTGGGCGGTGCCAATGCGGCTGCGGTTCACCTTGGCGAATGCCTGTCGATCGCCTTCCCGTTTCTGAAGGCCGAAGAGGGCGAGGAAGCGGAAGAAGAGGACGACGCGGGAAACGCGAAAAGCCCAGCCGCATAGACTGGCACAAGCTGTTTTCGGTGTGGTGTGAGCTGGGCTTGCATCACGCCGAATTCTGGCACGTCAGCCTGCGCGAATTCGACCTGATCACCCGCGCCCGGATCAAGGCCAAGGATGCCGAATTCGCAGCGCGGCGGGTGCTCAATCAGGAGCTGGGCATTCTCACGCAATTTGCCATCCACAACCCCGGCAAGATGCCGGATTTCACCAAGGCGATCGGCGGCAAGAAGCCTGCCGAACGCAATCGGGCCGCAGAACTGGCGCAGCTGCGCGCGGGTCTGCTGAACATGCACTTTCAGAGCAAAAAGGGGCAGTAGATGTCCGCAGTTATCGGCGCCCTCCGGGGCGTTCTTTCGCTGGATTCCGCGGCCTTCGAAACGGGCGCGAAGCGTTCAAAAGCCGCAATGGGTGACCTGGAACGCCGCATGGTGCGTCTGGGCGGCAAGTTTGAGGCTGTAGGCCGCAAGATGACGGTGGGCCTCACCCTGCCGATGGCCGGCGCCGCTGCGGTTGCGGTCAAGTCCAGCCTGAAGGTGATCGATGCCCAAGCCAAAATGGCGCAATCCTTCGGGACTACGGTCAAATCCTTGCAGGTGCTGGAGCGCGCTGCGGATCTGTCTGGCGTCTCGATGGGGGAGGTGCAGCAGGCCACTATACAGCTGACCAAGCGCCTCAGCCAGGCGGCGGGCGGTACGGGTGCCGCTGCCAAGGCTCTGACCCGCTTGCATCTGAATGCCCAGCAGCTGCAGCGCCTTCCGCTTGATGAGCGCCTTGCGAAGATCCAGGCCGCTCTGGCGCAATATGTCCCGGAAGCGGAGCGGGCGGCGGTGGCCTCGGAGCTGTTCGGCAGCCGGGCGGGCCTGATCTTCACCCGGATTGACGGATCAGCCTTGCGCACCGCGACCGATGACATCGAGCGGTTTGGCGTTGCTGTCTCAGAAGTCGATGCCGATCAGATCGAGCACACCAATGACGCGATTTCGCGCCTTGGGCTGGTGGGCCGGGGTGTATCAAATCAGCTCGCAGTGGGTCTGGCGCCCACGCTGGAATGGCTGAGCGATCAGGCCGCAGATGCCGCGGAATGGTTCAACGGGCTGAGCGATCGCACCAAGCAGTTTATTTCGGTGGGTGCCGCACTGACAGCGGCCGTTGGGCCTGCGGCGATCGGCCTGGGCCTGATGCTGAAGGTTGCGGCACCTCTGGGTGCTGCGATGGCGGGCGTGGTGACCGCTGTGGCGTTGGCGCCGGTCAAGTTCATTGCCGCGGCTAAATCTGCTGTGGCGCTGGAAATCGCTCTGGGTGCAACCAGCACCAAGGCCGCGCTTGCTGGCGTTGCCATCAAGGGTCTGATCCGCGGTTTGAAGCTGCTGCGCCTGGCGGCCCTGGCAACCGGGATCGGCGCCCTGGTTGGTGTTGCCGCGGGCATCTACCAGGGGTTTCAGCAGTCGAAAGTGGCGGCGGAGAATTTCGAAACCGCCATTCGTGACTTGGCCTCGGCGCATGACGTGCTGAACACGGCCACGGAAACCTTCTATTCAAACATGACCGCCAAAAACGCGGAGGCGATGCGGCGGGCTGCTGAAGCTGCGCGCGATGCCACGCGCGAGGCGCTTGAGGCTGCCAAGGCTGAGCTGGAAGCGGCATCCTTTGCGACCAACTTTTTCGGCGCCAGTCTCTATGAAACCGAACGCATGGCAAAGGCCCGGGCTGACATCGAGCAGCTGGGCGCGGCGCTTGCGGAAGCTGAAGCCCGCCTTGATGCCGCAACCGTGGCGGCTGAGCGCACCGCTACTGAAACCGGCAATGCAGCCGAAAGCGCGGCAACCGCGGCGGAGAACAGCAACGCCCTCGCGGGCGGCCTCGCTGGCGCTGCGGGTCAAGCCTCGGCACTTAGCTCCTACCTCGCTTCAGTGCCGGGTGCGATCGCATCCGCGCAGACCACAATCGCCGGGTTGAAAGCCGGTATGGCGGTTCTGTCCTCTGGCGGCGGTGAGGCTGCCGCCAATGTTGCAAAGTACCGGGCGGAGCTGGAAGCATCTGCGGGGCCTCTGGGGGAGCTTCAGGACGGTCAGCGGGACCATGTTCAGCAGACGATTGACCAGCAGGTGCAGCTCTATGCGCAGGAACAGCAGTTGCGGGGTGAGTATCAAAAGCAGCTGGCAACGCTAAACAAGGTCAAATCCGCAGGCGGGGCGGCGTCTAAGAGCGCTATGGCCTCGCTGCAGAAGGAGATTAAGGAGCGGCGCGAGCTGCTGGGTGTCACTGAAGCCCAGCGGAAGAAGCTGGAAGCCATCCGGCTTGTGCAGCAGCGCGTGGGTAAGGATGCACTGGGGTACAGCAAGGCGCAGATCTCCGGCCTGGCCGACCAGCTGATTGAACTCGATGCGGCGGAAGAGGCCACGCGGCGGATTGCCGATCAGCAGGAACGCTGGGCTGAAAACATCACCCGCACCGCCTTTGAGGGCGGCAGCCTCACCGACACGATCGAGGGTATGCTGCGGGATATTCAGTTTCAGTTCGCGCATACCAAGATTGTCCTGCCGATCGTTGGGCAGATTACGGGGTTCTTGGGTCTCGATAACTTGTTCCTCGGTGGTGGTGGTCAGGCTGCCGCTGGGGTTGCTGGCGGCGGCGGGGGCGGCGGCCTGCTGAACCTGGCTGGTGGTGCTTTCAACCTCTTCGGTAGCGGTGGCGGCGGTCTGGCAGGCCTCGCGGGTTCCGGCGGTTTGCTAGGTGGCATTGGCGGGCTTGCTTCTGGTTTCGGTGGCATTCTCAGCGGTGGCGGCCTTGGTGCCAGCTTCTCGAGCCTGACCGGTCTGGTTTCCGGTTCCATTGGCGGTCTCGGCGCCATCGGTGCTGCGATCCCTGCTATCGGTGTCATTGCCGCAGGTGCAGCCTTCTTGAAAAAGGCCTTAAGCCGGAAGTTCGCCTATTCGGCTTTGGAAGGTACAATCGGTGCGGATGGTTTCGACGGCTACGCCCGGGATCATTTCAAAGGGGGGCTGTTCCGGAGCGACAAGGATATCCGCAAGGCGCTTGATTACGACCTGAAAACAGGCCTCAGCAATCAGGCAAAAGGTCTGACAGAAACCCTGCTGGGAATGTCGGAGGCCTTGGGGCGTGGCCGGGATGCCCTGAAGGATTACAAGGGGCATTTTGTCTCGATCCTGACCAGCGGGCGCAGTCAGGAGCAGATCCAGAAAGACTTGGCGCGGGGCTTCGAAACAGCCTCAAATCAAATGTCCGAATTGATCCTTGGCGCGTCCAAGTGGTCAAAGGCTGGTGAGAGTGCCACGGAGACCCTGACGCGGCTGTCGACAAGCCTGCTGCAAGTAAATGACGCCTTTGACTTGCTGGGCCTGTCCGGCTTCAAGAAGTCGCTCCAGGGCGCGGATATGGCGTCTGGCCTGGTGGATGATTTCGGCGGCTCTGAGGCTATGACAAACGCCGTTTCCGCCTATTGGACCGGGTTTTATTCCGACGCCGAACGGCAGGAGACCACCATCCGCCGCTTGTCCGCGGAGTTCAAAAAACTTGGCTTGGCAATGCCGCAGAGCCGGGAAGAGTTCCGCAGCCTGGTCGAGGGAATTGACCGGACCTCAGCGTCCGGGCGGAAGCTCTATGCGGATCTTCTGAAGTTGTCAGGCGGGCTTGGGCAAGTGCTGGACCCGCGGGCCGGGATCAGCCAGGGCGTTGCAAAGCAGCTTGAGGCGATCGGCAAGACCGTTGCGGATCAGATCGAGGTTTCGCGCAGCATGGCCGCTGATGCTCGGGCGTCCGCTGAGCTGTGGCACCGGACGGCTGCCAAGCTGCGGGACTTCCAGGACGGTCTGTTGAACTCCGGTCTTTCCGGCGCGAGTTCTGCACAAACGGCAGCAGCGCTGCGGGGCCGCTACCTGAGTGCCTTGGAGCGCGCCCGCGGCGGCGATACTGACGCCGCTGCTGAGCTGCCAGGCCTGGCGCGGGAATACCTGCAGAGCGCGCGGGATAGCGCAGGTTCCGCGCTGGAGTTCAACCGTATCGCGGCCCAGGTGCAGGCGGAGATCCACCAGATGACTGCGCTGGCCGATGCTGCGGGTGATGCGGACGAACGGCTTGCGGATCTCCTGGATGAGCAGACCAGCGTCCTCACGGAACTGGGCGAATACCTGCAGACCGCAAATGCCAGCTCTAAGAAATTCGGTGAGGATGTCGCCCAGTATCAGGACCGGTTGAAAGCGCTGGGGGCAGACATCGTGGAGGCCAGCAAAAACCCCGGCATTGCTGAGGTCAGCCCGACTGGCCCCATGTCGGAATTGTTCGGTGAGTTGACCGGCGGGCTAAGCAGTGTGAAGGCGCCAATGAACTCGCTGACCAGTATGCTGGGCAAGCTCCGGGATGCCGTCAATGCGGATCGCCGGGACAGGAACCGGAACGCAAAGATTGCGGGCCTTCAGGTGAAGGGGGGCGATGCAGCGACGGCGGCTAAGAGGCCGCAGGAGATTGCCGAAAAATTCAATGCATTGCGCGAGAAATACGGGGTCAGCCTGCACGGGCAAAAGCGGTCGATTTCCGTCAATAAGGATGGCCAGCTTGTTACCTCCTTTGACTACTATGGCGGAACTCCCAAAAAGCTGGCGGAATTCAAGAAAGCCCTCAAGGATGAATTCGGCACGGCCTCTTTTGGCAATGTCGTTAGCTCGGCCAATTCGAAGGCCAGCAAGGCGGCGGTGCAGGCCGAAAGCCTCCGCAAGCAGATCCGCTCGATGGGCGGTATTCCGCAGTTTGCAGAAGGCGGCGCCCATCTGGGCGGCTGGCGGATTGTCGGGGAACGCGGCTGGGAACTGGAAAACACCGGCCCCAGCCGGGTTGTGAGCCATTCGGATTCGGTTGCCATGCTGGATAACCGCCAGGTGGTCCGGAGTGTCGAGGGGCTTGCAAAGCAAGTCGCCGTGCAGGGTCAGCGGATGGAAATGATGGTGCGCAAGGTCGCGCAGTACCTGGAGGATTGGGATGAAGTGGGTCAGCCGGAGGTGCGTGTCTGATGGATTTCAACATTATCGCGCCGATGACTGTCACCGATGCGGAACTGACGGCATCAAATATTCCGGAAAATGACCATGCGGAATGGGATGCCGGCACATCCTTCGGCCTCGGCGCAAAGGTGATCTCGACCACCTCGCACCGGATCTATGAGAGCATGCAGGCCGGAAACCAGGGCAATGATCCGGTTTCGGACGATGGCACCTGGTGGCTCGATCTGAAGGCCACGAACCGCTGGAGCGCGTTTGATCAGCGCCGGTCAAACCGGGCCAGCTATGCGGAGGAAATCACCTATTCGATCGTGCCTAGCCAGGACTGCGATGCCATTTCGCTATTCGGCCTGTCGGCGGGTTCAGTTCAGATCGAGGTCTTTGACGGCGCCACACTGATCTTTGACCAGACCTTTGCGATGGCAGACACCGGGCATGTGGTCAGCATGTATACCTATTTCTTTGGCGGAGTGGTTTTCCAGCGTCAGAAGGTGCTGAACGGCTTCCCGGGCTACATCGGCCACCGGATCGATATCACCATCTCAGCACCGGGTTCCGTGGCTGAGGTGGGGCATATCGTTCTTGGCAGGAATCACATCCTGGGGGAGGTGCTGAACCTTCCCAATATCCAGCACGTCAGCCACAGCCGGAAAGGGTATGACGATTTTGGTGATGAGATCCTGGTGAAGCGCGGATCCACGCGCCGGGTTGAGGTGGATCTCATTGTGCAGACGCTGCAGGCGCCGCGCGTGATGGACATTATCGCAGAGGTCGATGGGGTGGCCACGGCCTTCTACCTGTCCGGTGATGCTCCAAGCTACGGGATCGAGGGGCTGGGGTTTGTCGATGACCATAGCCAGCCGATCGATATTGCAGGGGACAGCGTGTTTCCCCTGGTGATGAAAACTCTCAAATAGGGCAAAACACATGGATTTTCCTGCTCAACCGGCCAAGCCGGATATTCCTCTGCGCTCATCGCCGGAGGCCGACTTTGATGCAAAGATGGTGCTGCTGTTTCAGTGGGCGGTGAATGATTTCTTCAGCTTTGTCGATGCCTGGGCGACCTGGCTGACCGAAAACAGCACGGTCATCGGCGGCGAATTGAACGATACGGATATCGGGCAAACCACCCCTGCGGCAGGGGCGTTTACGGCGCTGTCTGCCGCTGCCGTGGCCTACTTTGCCGATAAGCTGGGCGTCGGTACTGCCTCTCCGTCTCATCTCATCGATGTGCAGGGCAACGGGGGCGAGGTGGCGATCCGCGTGAAGAACACCGACGCGGCAGGTGCTGACCCGGATGCAAACTTCTATCTTGATGCGGGGAATGCCAGTGGCGAGGCCGCGCTTGAATTTATGAAGGGTGGTCTTCCGGAGGCCCGGGTGATTGCGCTGCTGGATAAGCTGCGGCTTGTTCATGATGTGGGGCCCATCGAACTGCACGCGGCGGGTCAGGCTGCGCTTAGCGTTTCCGGCACGGCAATCGAGCCGGGTTCGGACAATGCCTTTACCGGCGGCTCCGCGAGCAAGCGCTTTTCTGAAATGTTCTCGGTCGATGGAACTATCAACACCTCGGACATGCGCGAGAAGGTCAACATTCGGCCCTTGAATGAGGCTGAAAAGCGGGTCGCGCAGGAGCTGGTCAATGATTTCCGCATCTTTCAGTGGATCTCTGCTGTGGCAGATAAAGGGGAGGCCGGTGCCCGCCTGCACGTCGGTCAAATGGCGCAATGGGTGGAGCAGAAGTTTGCGGAGGAAGGCCTTGATGCAGGCCGTTACGGCATGTTCACCCGCGACAAGATTTTCCGCACTGTGACCGATACCAAAATGGTCCAGGTTCAAAAGGTCGAGAAATCAACGCAACAGCGGACGATCATTGAAGTGATCGACGGGCGGGCGACTGAGAAGACTGTATCCGAAGAAATCTCGGTGCCTGTCTATGAGGTGCTTCCGGTCTTTGATGAGGCCGGGGAAGCGGTGATGGTGCCTGGCCCGGGTGGCCCCGTCCAGAAGACAGCGCGGGTTCCGGTGCTGGTCGAAGAGGAGCGGGAATTCACCGAAGAGGTCGAGGACGGCGAGCGCCTGGGGCTGCGCTATCCCGAATTGATGTGTTTCATCATGGCCGGAACCTTGGGCGTCTGACGCCGCAGAAAACGAGCAGGATACCTCATGAAATTTGAAAGCTTCGGCTCCGCCATGGCGGGTTTTTTTGGCGTGGCTGGTGGCTGGCTGGCGCAATACGGATCAAATTGGGAGGTGGTTGTCGTCGCCCTGCTGGGCGTTACGCTGGCGCTGCTGGAAGGCGATGAGTTGCGCCTGAAGCCTGCGGTTGCCGTTGCGGTGTTCAACCTTCTGATCGGCGTTCTGGGCGGCCCTATGGTGGCTCACTGGCTGCGGGAGCACTTCGAGATCCAGTACCCGGCCCTGACGCTGATTATCGCCTTTCTGGCGGCATATGTGGCGCATGACGCCTTCAGCCGCTTCCGTGGCCCGTTGATCCACCTGGTGCGGCGCTTGATGGGGGCAGGTTCATGATCCGCTTCCTGCGTTCAAAGACCTGGCGCCGGGTGCGTGTGGCGCTTTCTGTGCTGCTCTGGCTGGCCCTTAGTTGGGCCGTGTTTGGCCCGGCCTGAAACTGAAAACCAACCCTGAAACCGGCCCCGCATCGAGCGGGGCTTTTCCTTTGGAGGGCACATGACCCGAATTCTGACACTTGAAACCCTGCAGCGGATCACCGGCCCGATGGGGCAGGGTGGAGAGCAGGAGCGAAACGCGAAGTCGTTTCTGCTGGGGGTGAACACTTTCGGCTTTGACTGCGGGCTGAACCAGCCGCACCGGCTGTCTTACCTGCTGGGCCAAACGCTGCTGGAGAGCGGGGTCTTCAATTATGACCGTGAGTTGTGGGGGCCAACCCCCGCGCAGGCCCGCTATGACATTCGCACGGATCTTGGAAACACACCTGAAGCCGATGGCGACGGTTTCAAGTTCCGGGGACGCGGGCCGTTCCAGATAACCGGGCGCTGGAATTACCGGAAGTTCCGGGATTGGGCGCGGCGCCTCGATCCTTCCGCACCTGACTTCGAGGCTGATCCGGATGCTGTGAATCTGGATCCCTGGGAGGGGCTGGGGCCGCTTTGGTTCTGGAGCGTGAACGGCCTGAATGTGCCGGCCGATGCTGGCGACGTGCGGGTGATCACCCGGCGGATCAATGGCGGCTACAACCACTTTTTCCAGCGGCAGCAGTGGACCGACAAAGCGCAGCTTGTGCTGCTGGGATTCGCGGCAACGGACGTGCGAGGGTTTCAGCGCACTGTTGGCCTGGCCGCTGACGGCCGGATCGGACCGAAGACCCGCGCCGCGCTGCACCAGGAGCTGCGTGCCCTGCCGCCCGTTTCCCCGCCCAAGCCTGCACCGCTGCCGTGGCTGCCTGCCTGGCTGCTGAAATTTCTCACCCTGTCCCGCGGCTGATCGCGGGCCGGTTTTCCCCAACTGAAAGGACTGAACAATGGACCTTACAAACCTTCTCCCTGACCTGACGCCGCTGCTGATCGAGGCGCTGGCCCTGATCCTGACCTCAGCGATTGCCGCCGCTGCGTTGATGGTGCGCAAGCATTTCGGGGTCCAGGTCGGCCAGGCGCTGCAGCGTGATCTTCACACCGCTCTGATGAGCGGCATCCGTGCGGCTCTGGAAGATGGCAGGGAAGCTGCTGCGGACGTTCTGATCAATGAAGCGATCCAGCATGCCCGGGAATCCGTGCCTGATGCCATCAAGGCGCTGAAGCCCACGGAGGCGGTCCTGCAGCGGCTGGCGCGCGGCAAGATTGCAGAGGCCGTGCGGCAGGCCCGCGAATAGGTCTGCCTGACGAACTTGAGGCCCTGGCGATCGCTGGGGCCTTTTTGAAAACTGCATCCATAAGGAATGGGATATGCCCCAAATTGATCATTTCGCCCATTTTCAGCGCGGTCTGGAAAGCCCATGCTCCCGACATTTCACTATTGTCCCACAGGATGGCGTTGACCTGCCTGTGAAGCCGCGCGTTCTGCGCGTCCTGACCTCCGGGGATCTGGCTGTCCGTGATGAGGCCGGAGCCGTGATCGTCTACGCGGTCATTGCCGGGGAGACCATTGGGTTCTCAGCCGTGGGCATCGAGGCCTCAGGCACCACGGCATCCGTTGCGGGCTGGTACTGATGCTCGGCGCCGGTCATTCGGTGATGGTAGCAACTCAACAGCAGCGGCATTGTCTTCCCGACCGTTCAAGTCTGATCGGCTGGTACAGCGCGAAGGCTACCGGAACCATCCAGCTTGAAGCTGGTGATGAGGTGTCTGCAATCGGCAACCTGGTTGCGGGCTATCTGGGGTTGTCCAAGCTGGCGGATGGTGGTCCGACCTATGTGGCTTCTGAACCGCTCGCTGGCGGGCGTCCTGCGCTGGTTTGGCCGGATCAAGGCAATTCGCGTGGGTTGAGCCTGCCTACAGACGCGATGGTCAGGGAGGTGTTCGTTGTCCTGGCCTATGGCGACGGTGTGCGGGCTGCATTCAATAGCTACAACACTCTGATCACTGACCTGGCCGGGCTGGATACCGGCAGTCCGAACCGGGTGATCGGCCACGAAAACAATTCCGGGGTTTTCACTGGTTCCATACCTGCGGGAATGACCATTCATGTAAACGGCGGCGCTGCAACCACAGAGCTTTTGCCGCTGCCTTTGTCGGTGGTTCATTTCAGTTCGGCAACGCCATTTCCGCTGGCCGCGATCGGCGGGCGGAACAATGGCTTGAATCGGGCCTGGCGCGGGCCGATGTGCGAGGTTCTGGCCTATACCGACCAACTGGCCCCGGCAGCGGTTGCGCGGAATGTGCGCTACCTGCGGAGCGGCTGGGGGATCTAGGCTTGAAGCGCCAAAGCAAAAAGCCCCGGTTAGCGCCGGGGCTTTTGTCGTTTCTGGGGCGGGCGTTTGTTGGACTGCGAGTCTGCCAGGTCGTGTTGAGCCCTTTGCGGTCGTCCGCTCCTGGCATCTTCTCGCATGTGCAACACGTCGCGAGCGGTGGCAAGCGGACGTTCAGCATTAGATTACGGCAAACCTGCTAAGCAGGACCTCACTAATGTTGAACTTTGCTCGTCTTAATGCGACTGTTCCTCATGAATATTGAGATAAGCGATATTGATCTTCTGACCGACGACAAGGACGGTAGAAGTCGTTGTGTTCTGTACACAGAAAATCAGATTGATTTGGCCTTTTCCACTATTTTGGAAGCTAGGATATTCGTTTCAAGAGCTGGCAAATCGTTCCCATGCGAGGTCTATCGACCAAGGCCGAATGGCCCTCTCGATCCACAGCATCTGCATATGAGGGCAGACCGCGAGTTTTGCTTGAACGAGACCATCGCTGTAGGCGACGTTATCACTGTAATGTAGGTTGAGCTCTAATCCTGCCGCCTGATGGGGCGATCACAAGCGGGTGGTTCGAGCCCACAGCAGACTTTTGACTGGATCTTGCGCTTCGCTTGTGCAGCGTTGCGAACCGTCCCAAGCCGACGTTCAACTAGCATTCCAAATGCTGCGCAGGTCGAGAGGCAGACTCCACTTCTCAAAGAGAGGGAAAGTATCGGGACTGGCGCAGACGGCATCGGCGTCCTGCAGCCATCAGCACCGCATCAGGGCAGCATTGTCCCCTAGGAGGGCAAGGACTAATTTTCAGCACCCAGGGCTCTGGTCGGATACCAGCCGAACCCCGGCTCATCAGCCCGGGACGGAGTAGCTGGATCGCCGAGTGCAACGCCACCAGTACTATCCATGAATGGACATTCTACGAGCTACGCCATCGGCTCAACCACAAGCGCTAGCTGACAGTGTGTTGGTACAGCCTAGGCACCGCTGCTTGGCCTTGAAATCCCAGCAAGGGTGGAACATTTACAAATTTGTCAAATCACCGCGCTGATCACAGCGGCGCTCCGCTCCGGGCGTTCGCCCTATCAGCAACACTGGATAAGGATGTCTCACTCGTCAGAAATTCTTGTTGACGTCAACACTTGGACAAGAGTTCATCAGATAAAGGTACAGAGAACCTCTCGATCTCGCCGAGAATTGGACATAACAAAGCAGCAAAATTTGAGTCGCCCTATGCAACCGCGCATCCTTGTCAGCAGACCGGACATAGGCGACATACACCCCCGAGTCTTCGACTCAAGGAAGGTTCCGTGTGAAACTGAAGATTAATAACGTCGGACGGATTTCTAAGGGAGAAATCGAGCCAAAGCCTCTTACAATGTTCGTGGGGCAGAACGACAGTGGCAAGACCTATGCCGCAAGCACGATGTGGGCACTGCTGCGCCACATTAATCGACCTGAGACCAGAGCATTCACCAACAACATCCCCGGACTCAAGGATTTTATTTCTACATCTACAGGCGGAGACTCAGGTCACTTCGAGTTTTCGGCCGGGCCGAAAGATGTAAAAAAGATTCGAGACAATACGGTCAAGAGCTTTAACAAAAACATAGATGTCATTCTCCAAGATGCAATCGGATACGATGGCTTCTCCGATAGTAAAATCAGTCTTGAGGGTGACGATTCTTCCTCTGCGATCAAGCTAAACCTTTACGTCGAAAAATTTGAGACAATCGAGGAAGTTGAGGTGGAGGTCGAAGACGAGGAGGAATCCTACGACATTGAGATTCAAACAGTTGATCGTTTCAACTATTCCTGCAAAGTCGAATACGGGACAACTCAGAAAGAGCTATTTAGTTATGAAGATCTCGAATTGGATATCTTCGCGGGGTTCATTGAGTCGAACGTAAGGCAGTCCTTAATAGGAATTTCATGTTTCGGGTTGGATTGGCTTGGAATGCGCAATGTGATCTACTTGCCAGCTGCAAGAACCGGAATCATGCTCGCACTCGATTACTTTGTCAGCGGCACGCTCGATAGATCCAAAATGGCTGGAAAGGAACTTGAAGAAAGCGGAACGCTTCCGCGGCCTATTCAAGATTTTGCTCTTAACCTTTCCAGAAGAACATTCAGACCCTTCTGGAAGAAACGGGACCACCACCTCGGAAACCTCATTCAAGGTGAATTTAGCAGGCGCAGCCATACGAGGGGTGACTATGTTTATTCCATTGAAAACGGTAAGGGCGAGATTCCACTCGCCTCTACCTCCTCACTTGTTACAGAGCTCGCTGCGCTTTCGGTGCTATCTCACCGCGTGACCCAAAGAACTCTGCTTATTTTCGAAGAGCCGGAAGCTCATCTTCACCTTAGTGCGCAACGTGAGATGGCGAGATCTTTGGCCAAGATGGTCAATTCTGGTATTAAAGTTCTCATCACAACACATAGCGACACTTTTCTACAGCAACTGAACAACCTAATTTCACTTCACCACCTGAAGGGTGACCGGGAATTAATCGATAACCTCGGTGTGCCCGAGGATTCAATAATTGACCCGAAGGACATCGCGGCCTTCGATTTCGATTGCGTGGACGGAATCACAAACATTGAAAAGTTGGAAATCACCAAGCATGGCGTTGTGGCAAATTCTCTTAATAGGGTCCTATTAGAGTTAGCAGACGAGACGATCCGAATTAATGATGCCCTAAGCAACTTGGAAACGTAATTTCTGGCGAGAGCGCTGCATGACTTTCAAAAACTCTGACCTGGTCAATAAGGACTACGTCTTCTCGGTAAGTGCCGGAACTAAATTTGAAGTGGTGGAAAAAAATAAGGGAGGTGCTGGAAAGTGCACCTTCGAGTCCACACACAATGTAATTTTTATTGGGGCAAGAGATAATGCTCCTGTTGTTTGGTGTCTGGCAAATAGGAAGTGCGCCGAAGCTGCGTTCTGCGTTGTGCACTCGGATTCATCTTCCTCGCTTCACATCGTAGAAATGAAAAGCAGCCTAACTCGAAAAGAGTTTGAGAAAGTAATTGAACAGATTTCAGGGATGTACTTGTCTGCAATTGCAACCATCTCAATCATCGAAGCGCCCCAACCTGCGAACATCACGGCTTATGTGGCCTACAAAGCTGACAATATTTCGACCCCTCCTTCCGCGACGCTGATCACAAGCAAGACTTTGGTGGGTGGCGCAGAACTTCCCGGAGCAAAGGAATGGCGGACTAAAGAGATCCCTCTCCCTCACGGTTCAAAGGCCAAGCTCGTGGTAGGGCAACGTGTAGCTGGCGACTTTGACTTTGGAACAGTCGTGTAGTCACCGGAGCGGTATTTCCGCTTACCCAAAATAGACTCAACCTCCGCACAGCCAGAAGCGTTACAAACTGGCCGACCGCTCCCAATACACCCCCTTCCAGCACTCTGTGGATTGGCGAACTGCCGTCCGCCTGAGGACGGCCAAAGTTCTGTACAATAACACTTTTCTAGATTGGAATAGTGCCCCGCACGGACACGAACCGCAACCTTACTGATTGCAAATCAGCTGATTGAAGCTCCGCTCTCACAATTGGTGCTCTTAAATTCCCTGGCTGCTGCGAACGACCGCCTTCCGCCGTTCTCTCAGAACACGCGCAGACTTAGCGGAAACCGAGCAGGTGCAGCGAACGGCGGCTTTGTCCCGCCGTGTGTTCGTGGCTCGCAAATACGGGAAAGTAGTGAGGGGCGGTACCGCACAGGTTGCCTTGTCCAGAAATACTATCCAGATTGGGCGCATGAGTCCGAAGCTTGAGTAAGAAAGCAGTGTCCGAATCCAAGAAAGAGCCAGTTCGCAAGATCGGGTATGCCCGCGTTTCGACTGCGGACCAGAACCCCGACATGCAGATCCAAGCCCTCAAGGATTACGGGGTCCCGGAGGCGCTGATTTTTGTGGACCGGGCCAGCGGCGGGACCATGGATCGGCCCAATTTTATTCGCGCTCTGCGGCTGGCGCAGGTACCCGGGACGGAGTTTGTCGTCTTGAAGCTCGACCGCCTGGGGCGCACGCTTGAGGGCATTCTTGAAGTCCTGAACCTGCTCAGTGACCGCGGCATTTCCTTTTTCAGCCTGACTGAGCGGGTGGACGTGACAACCCCAATGGGCAAAGCCATGCTGCAGATGATGGGCGTGGTAGCGGAGCTGGAGCGCAACCTGATCATCGAGCGCACCAAGGCCGGGATCGAGCGGGCCAAGGCGCGGGGCGAAATGCCCGGCCGCCCGATTTCAATGACCGAGGAGCGTGCCGAGGTCGCCTCAATGATGCTGCAGATGGGCGACCGCGGAATGACCGTGTTTGAAAAGATCAAGAATCTGAAGGGGCCGCCGATCAGCCGGGCCGCATACTATGCCTGGCAGAAGGAATGGGATGCCGGCCGCGATGGCGGCAGCGCCCTGGATGATGAGTCTGAATAGGAGTAAGGCCGTGCGAAAGGCCCTGTATTTCATGTACTTTAAGTTCTTACGGTTTCCGGCTGTCGCGCTCAGCGGCGCATTGGTTCTTGGAGTTGTTGTTTGGGTTCTTGATTGGGGAACTCAGCGGATTTTTGAAACTTCGCTCTTGCCGGATTGGAGAGCACATCCGCCGGAAGAAGGTGTGGTCGCCGTTCTTGTATCCGCGTTTGCGATAGCTGTTTCAGTGCTACAGTTCGCGGCGGAAAAACGTAGAGAGGTTGCTCTGTTACGCTATGAAGCCGTTCGATCTAAGAGAGCAATAGCTAAAGCCATTCGGGCGGAGATCCTGGCCTTCCTGCATACTTCGACAGCAAAAACACCCATCAAAGATGCTCATCTGGCTGATCTTGGCCGATTGAGTCGAGAAGCATCCGAAGCTGTCCTGAAATTCTACTGGCGCCTGCCAGAGAGCGGAACAGAGTTTTCTGATGATGCTAAGGCTGACGCGAAGGCAGCCATCATATGCTTAGACAAGTTCCTTGAAGATGAGTGGGAACTCAACAAGTTGAAAATTCAGTTGGCGATTTGA